CACTGATGGAGTTTTCCAACTCTCCATCAGTGGTCCGAGTCCGGCCCCCCCCTGAGTACGTGATTGTAAGATCACGCTCAGGTCACCTTCGGGTGAGAGGACGTCCAATTCTGGTCCCAAATACTTACATATCTAGAACACAGGTCAAGACAATCGTCACCCTTAGGCTTATCCCTAGTGGGCACTGTCCGAACTCGGCTTAGCTTAGATGCTTATTAAAAATGTTTTCGAGGTCTCCCAATAATGGGACTCGATTATTGTTTTAAGAGAACATCAGGCTGGACGGGACGGTAACAGAAAAGGCCGTAAAAACGGCTTGACACTTTCCTGTGCCTCTTCCCGGCAAACTAACTATCTCTCGCGATGGGTACTACCCCTTCCCCAAGTCGCTCAAGACACAAGCCAGCTCGCTACCTGATATATGACATTATTTTGTCGTTGATCGGAAATGTCGAGAGAGCATCTCCCATCTACGGACCAATTTAAGACCATCTCCCAGGCGGCTTTCGCTCGGGGTATGATCCAAATTCTCCATACATGGGATAGCTCCGATCATCTGTTCGATTTCTCGAACAGACTCCCACAGCTCCGAAAGATGATTTGTCATGTCATCTCCCAACTCTGTGACTCTGATACGAAGTTCCTGTGTAGTCCTAAGAGCCTCAATAAAGGGCTCCTTGTACACCAAATTATCTAGAAACCAAAGGACATCCTTCGATATCCCCTTGATCCCCGGATGATGAGGATAACGACCAGGTGCCCCATCATGAAGAACATGATGCCCCTGTTGCTCGAACTTCTCCGGATCAAATTCCGGAGCCAATGTCAGTTCCAGCTCAGCCAAGCGCTTAAGGAGTTCCTCCTTAAGAACCTGAACCAAGCTTGTCTTGGCCGACTGCAAAGCCTTCTCTGTCAATGTATACATTGAGTTCAAAGACTTCATAGCCAGCCATGAAACCACATTGCGGCCCTCGCGAGGCATCACCTCCAAGGTATAAGCAACAATATAGTTTCTCATACGAGTAGGTAGACCCATCAATCTGTTCGAAAGACGGGACAACGCTTTATAACCGTAACCCAGGAACTTGCAATAAGCTCCTAGGCCAAGGTTGTACTTCCGGCAGAGTTCCAGGCCCGCAGAGAGATTTCTCCGAGCGACCAGCAACTCTGGCAGAGGTACCGCGGAGACGTCTTTACCATTAAAGAACGTCCGCTTCGCGAACTCCAGCGTACTACCGTTACGGGATACCAACGACTTATGCGCACCAATTCCGACCCCAAGGCCGTTCATGATAGCGCAATAGCGATCGGCAACCCGTCCTCCCATGATTACTATATCGTCCCCTAGGACGGCATAGTCTTCGTACCATGACCATTTCCTAAGATCCTGAGTACATACTTGATACCAAGCCCACTGCACAATGCAGTGGTGTGTTAACGCTAGCATAGCCCAAGAGGAGAGAGCTCCCATAGGTTGGCCAGTAGAATACTTC